ACAGCTTCCTTCCCTCCTGCCGTTGTTTCCTCCTTTTCTCGCGCTGGCGGCTGACTTTGCTAGACGTTAGGACTTAACGCATGACACGCGACGAGCTGGTAAAGATAGTACGCGACAGCAACAGCGACACGCTCATTGCCGCTCGTTTGCGTGAGTGTTTGGGTTTGCCGAAGCTTGTACGGCGTAAGCGCTACCGCTCGAAGCACACTGGTAAGCGCAAGAAGTACCGAGGGATTGAGGATTGTCGTAAGCAGCGGCATGGGGTGAAGCTGTGAGCAAGCATAACCCACGGCGTACCAACGGCGCTGCACGCGACAAGGTACGCGCAAGGCTTAGAGCAGAGGGGCGTGGCTGCTGGATATGTCGGGCATTCGGTCGGCCTGATCGCATCGACTACGACTTGCCGCCGACTCATCCGGGGGCGTTCGAAGTTGACGAGCTGATACCAGTCAGCAAGGGCGGCTCACCGTTGGAGTACGACAACTTAGCTGCCACCCATAGGCGCTGCAACCAGTGGCGAAGTAACAAGAGCGTGCAAGAAGTTTATTTGCTGGCAAGGGGCGCGGCTACCAACAACAAACCGTTCTTGCCTTTGCCGTTCGATGAGTGGTGAGGTGGGGCGGGGCGGTGCCACGCGGCAAAAACCCGTCTCTTCAACACCAGTCGAATTTACACACGGGTAGTTAAATCGGCCTTTAGGGGGCATCTGATTGGCTCGTAGCATGGTTGAAATAACCCGCGACGGTACGCGAATCGAGCAGTTGAAAGCATTGTCTTTAGTGCTTGCTGCGCGTATCGATGACGGCGGCGATTCTCACAGCATGGCGCAATTGTCGCGGCAGTACCGCGAGACGCTTAAAGAAATATCCGAATTGGAGAACGACGATGACAGCAGCGATCCTATCGCGGGAATCCTCGCAAGTCGGGGTGATGATAGGTAGTCAAACGCCGACGAAGCTAATTGTCCCGCCATACGTTGACAGCGAGTGGAAGGATTGCCACGCGGTAAACGCGGCAGGCGGTATAAACCTGCTCGAATGGCAAGACGGAATCATGCAGGGATGGCTAGGCCGTAACGCTCTAGGCCGTTGGTCAGCGTCCACTTGCGGCGGCTCTATATCGCGGCAGAATGGCAAGTCGCTTGGTCTGGTCGTGCCACGCTGCAACTACGGCATGGTGCTGCTCGGTGAAGAAGTGCTGTACACAAGCCACTTGCAAAAAACGTCAACCGAAACGTTCGAGTCAATCGCTACGTTCTTCGATTCAAAGAACTTGAAGAAGTACGTCAAGGACATTAAGACGGCGCTCGGTCGTGAGCAAGTCATATTGAAGAACGGTGGGCGAATCAAGTTTCTCGCTCGTACCCGCAACGGTGGACGAGGGCAACACGGCGATTTGCTCATCTTTGACGAAGCATTGGAGCTGGACGCTGATTCCCAGGCTTCATTCTTGCCTGCCATTTCAGCGTCGAAAAACCCGCAAGTCATCTATGTGTCATCGCCGCCAACGGCTCGAAGCGATGGCTTCGTGTTCCGCAACTTGCGAGAAAGAGCGTTGAGCGGCGAAGCTGAACGGCTGGCGTGGTTCGAATGGTCAGTGGATGAAATAGGGGACGTTAAAGATAAGAAACGCTGGTACGCCACAAACCCATCATTGGGCATCTTGATACAAGAGTCAACCATCGAGTCAGAATGTGAGCAAATGGACGCTGACACATTCGCACGTGAGCGGCTCGGTTGGTGGTCACCGAATCTGGCGAGCATCGAGCACGCCATCGATGCTGGCGAGTGGGACGCTTGCAAGGTGGACAATCCAACCAAAAACGGTTTGGTTGTGTACGCTGTCAAGTTCTCACCTGATGGCTCACGCGGCACTTTAGCGGCTTGCCACAAACCTGATGATGGCTTGCCGTTCGTGTACGTTGTAGAGTCTCGCTCGATGGCTTGCGGCTTGTCGTGGTTCGTGGACAACCTGACGCAGCGCAAAGGCAAAGCGGCGCAGATCGTGATTGACGGTCAGGGCAACGCGCAAACGCTCAACGATAGGCTGCTTGAAAACGGCGTGTCATCGAAAACGATAATCAGGCCGTCAACAGGTGACGCAATCGCGGCGTATGCGTCATTGGCTAATGCAGTGAACGAGCGCCAAGTCACCCACTACGGGCAACCAGGCTTGAACGACTCCGCAACCAAGACGAAGAAAAGACGCATCGGCACACGCGGCGGTTGGGGTTTCGAATCCACCGACGAAGCCGATGCAACACTTATCGAAGCTGCTTCGCTGGCCTACTGGTCAGCCATGACAACAAAACGCAAACCCGGACGAAAGGCGGTAGTTTTTTAGTGGACGCAGCAACTTATCCGAACGGCAATGGCGGCGAGAAGGTGAACAATAACCCGCAGCCTAACACATGGCGCAAAGTTGCATCAGTTCAAGCACCGATTCCGCAGCCGTTGCACTTCGGTAGCGACTTCCCGTCAGAGTGGGCATACATGCTCAACGACTTGATGGACTTGTGGGCGGCGAAGCTGTGGCGCAATCGCGTCAGAATGCGCTACTACAACGGCAAGAACGTCCTTAAAGACTTCGGTATTTCCATCCCGCCGCAACTGCTGAACGTCGAAACCATCGTGGGATGGCCTCAAAAGGCCGTCGATACTATGGCGGTGCGTTGCCGCTTCGACGGCTTTACGGCTACTGACGGCGAAGCACAGACGATGCTCGACGGCATCACCAACCGTTCACGGCTGCGTGTGAAGTACCGTCAAGCCACGCAATCAACGCTCATCCATTCGTGCTCGTTCGCCACCGTCACCATGAACGATGACGGCAAATCTCGCATCGACTTCTACGACGCAGAACACGCGGCGGCACGATGGGATGACGCTAAAGGCCGCATAGCCTATGGCATGGTAATCGAAGGTTTCACGGATGGTATGCCGTCTGAAATGACGCTCTACACCGATGACGCAGCGGTGCATGTTTGGCTCACCGTTGGCAACTGGTGGGACTGGGAAGCCGAGCCATACAGCATGGGCAGGCCGACAATCGAAGCATTCGCCTACAGGCCGACTCTTAAAAAGCCGTTCGGACAGTCCCGCATAAATCGCGCGGTTATGTCCATCACTGATTCTGCTGTTCGCGAAGCGTTGCGAACCGAAATCAGCGCGGAGTTCTTCACTTCGCCGCAGAAATATCTGCTAGGCGCTGACCCTAACGCTTTCGAGAACAAGACGAAGTGGGAAGCCTATATTGGTAATATTTTCGCAGTAGGCCGCGACGAGAACGGCGATTTGCCCGAATTTGGGCAGTTGTCGCAAGGTTCGATGCAACCACATACCGACTACATGCGTTCACTCGCGGCGCGGTTCTCTGGTGAGACGAACGTGCCTATTAGCACGCTCGGCGTTATCCACGATCAACCAGCAAGCGCTGAAGCCATTTACGCAGCATCGGAACCGCTCATTATCGAGTGCGAGGACTTCAACGACTCGGCGCGTGACTCGCTGCGCACACTCGCTTTGATGTGCCTTGCTGGTGAGCTTGACGTACCGATGGACGCTCTAGACGAGCAGTACACCGACTTCATGCCCGACTTCCGCAATCCCGCCATGCCGTCTGTCGTTTCGCAGACTGACGCAATGGTTAAGATTGCTAGTGTCGTGCCTGGTTTCGCTGGTACAGATGTTTTCTTCGAGCAAATCGGCTTTGCCGAGGACATGCGCAAGAAAGCGGAGAACGAGATAGCACGCAACAATGCTTCGTTCTCGCTTGCAAACCTGCTAAACGGTGCTGACAATGGCAACGCCTAACTTCGAGCAGATACAGAGTTTTAACCGAGTAACCAACCAGCTAATACAACGCGCCACCGATGACTTCATGGCGCTCTACAGCCAAGACATGACGCTTGACGAAGCCGTGGAGCTGGTGTCGCGGATTGCCGAGCAGTACGGCATTCTTGGCAGTGAGCTAGGCGCTCAATGGTACGACTTGTGCACCAGGCTTGCCAACATCGAAGCTGACGCGGCAGAACTGCAAGAAGTGGATAGCGACTCTGTTCGTCAACGCGCAAGAGCGGCAGTTGAGACAGCGCCACTTGATAAGACTATCGACGCTGTTTTCAACTACTTCTTGCACAACGAGATACAAAACAGCATCAGAACGACGGGCAGCGAGAACCTATGGCGAGACTACGAGCGCGGACTTGTTAGTGGCAAGTGGGCGCGTGTGCCTGTAGGTGACACTTGTGCATGGTGTTTGATGCTTGCAAGCCAAGGCGCGTGGTATCTGTCGAAAGAGTCAGCACTTGGCAACAACGGTGGACACTACCACGACGGCTGCGACTGTGTAGCCGTCTACCATGCCGATGCTGACAACATACCGAACTACGAGAACCTGCTGCGTTACAAGCGCATGTATTACGACGCTGAAAATGCGCGGGTTGCCAACAAGAACGGTAACAAGAAGTACGACGAAGAACTGCAAGAGCGCGTGGACAGAGCCAAGGCGCAACACGCCGAGCGCGAAGCTGCCAAGAAGCAGAAAGCCATCGAGCGCGGCGAGGAATACACCGAAAACCCGTGGACTCGGTATAACGAAACGCTGATCGTGATGAGATACCAGAACGGACTCAAATGATGAAACATGCAGCCTATTGTGGTACCCGCAACATCTACGATGACATGGAAGTATCAGCCAAGTCGCTTGTTGCGAATAGCTCTGTCGATTGCGTCCACTTCATCATCGAGGATGATGAGTTTCCGCGGTCGTTGCCGGACTTCATCAAGTGCCACAACGTGAGCAATCAGACGTATTTCAAGCCTGACAGTCCTAACATGGCAAGCAAGTTCACGTACATGGCGATGATGCGCATAGCTCTATGCCACGTGCTGCCAGACGTGGACAAGGTTCTGTCGCTCGATTGCGATACCGTTGTACTTCGAAACCTCGATGGTGTGTGGGACATACCGCTTGATGGCTGCTACCTTTCAGCGTCCGAAGAACACCATCGCACGAAAGACGGCCTGCAATACTGCAACTTCGGAGTCGTTCTGTACAACCTCGAAGCGTTGCGGGACGGCAAGGCCGACGAGTGCATAGACGTGTTGAACAAGCGCAAATATACATGGGTTGAACAGGACGTTGGCAACTACCTTTGCCAAGGACGCATAAAACCGATGCCGCCACGCTTCAACTCGTGTTGGTGGACAGACAAGAACGCGCCTAAACCAACCATCAAGCACTACGCTGGGATTAAGCGCCACAACTGGGTGAACGAGCC